GTCGACTACGGATTTTACCACCTCTCGCGTGAAGCGGGTACGGGACCCCTCCAGAAAAGCAAGTCCATCCCAGGAACTTAAAGTCTCCAGGAATGGACCAACTGGAAGGAACCAGTCCGCGACAAACGAGAATGGTAGGATTTCCCAGGCGAGGTTGACTGGGTTTGTAAAGCCTGTTTGAGCCAGAAAAGACTTGAGTGGGTCCTGGATCTTGTATCTCACGGTCAGCTTGCACTTGGTATTACCGCTGGCAAGATATCGCCCGCGGGCACCATATGCACTCAGATTACGTAAGTTATAGACGCCAGTCCCTTCCGTCCTTGCTGTCCCAACAGCTGTCACCACACGAACGAAGTCCTCGTCCTCATTGAATACGGACAAAGACTCGAAGGCACCGTGGATATCATGAAGAAGGGGTTTCCAACCGTACTGCAGCTCCAGCCAATTTTGGGCCAGACTGTTAGTAGCGGAGGGTCCCTTCCCACGAAATCGTGGGTTCCTTCCGGCAAAAAGCCTGTTAGCGGCTAAAGTAAGGTTTCCCTTCTTTAGAGCGGTAACAGATCCCACAATTTTGCTCGCCGAGCCGGCGATCAATCTCGTGAGCTGACCTATCTGGGCGAAATCCTGTGCAAGATTAGCATCAATTTGCACATTCATTCGCTTAATAAGGTTGCTTATTGCTTTGTTCTCAGCTAGGTCGTTGTGACCTAACTCAGGTGGCGCGGCGTACACGTTGCTAAAGGCATCGACGAGAATGGAGTATTCCCCACTCGGACTTAGTACTTGGCTCTGTACTAAGACGTCAACGTCTAAATGTTCGATAAAGACAGTATGCGGGTTAACCGGATACTGCCTCTTCTTCAAGCTCTTAAAACCAGGCGTCCTAACGCCAGTCCAAGTCCGTCTATAAAAAGGCCGAAGAAATAAATTGAGGGTTTGTGACCCGTTTATCTCGACGATCTGCTTGTAGGGGATCTGGATGACTTCAGGACTTGGTCTCGGAGTTGAAGACACCGAACGCAACATGGCCGAACGCCTCGAAGAAATCTGAGGCGCTACGAGCCGGCGAAGCTTTGCTAAAGCCGGCTGGTATAAGGCGTTTGATGAGACCCAATACGACGCGGAGCCCTTACGGGCTAAACGCGCACGGAATCTAATCATGGCCTTGAACATCTGGCCTTTGACTCTCTTGTTGATCGAAAGGTAGAACCTTGGAGCAGGTCCATCGACGACGCGAACGCTTAAAACAGGAAGTTCCCTCGCGGGAACCCACCCTGTCAGAGCGCGAACGGAATCGCGGGATATCTGCTCCAGTCGGAACACCTCGAAATCATTAAGAGAGCTTTCGACCAGAGGTCCGCTGCCCAGCAAGGCAGCATACTCTGGATGCTGGCTAAAAAACGACGAGTAGCTCACGGATGGAATTTAACCATTCGCGAAACTCGCCGGCTTCAGCCCCGCTGAGGCTCATCGCCGCTGCAAGGAGGCAGGCTAGGATAGCTGCCAGAAGTGCATCGGTGACGCCCTGCTCCCTTCCCTTTCGGGAATTAGGAACGTGACGTCCCCGTGTACCCCTGAACAGCCATCTCATACCTACCTCCCTGTAGACGGCGATAAGTAGTATAGGACTTAGCCTATACCAACCTCCCGGTTCAAAACCTCGGCTAGCGAGCTAGTATTCCATGTTAACTCCTGCATCGCTGCAGGGTCCATCACGGGTACCGGCACGTCAGTTAGGCCTTTAGTGTCGCTGGTTGCATACGTGAAAACACCCCGAATGGTATATCCATGTTCTGGATGATTATCCAGAACTATGAATAGTGACCGGCCGGGCACATCACGGCATTTAACCGTAATGTAATACGCTTTAGACGACATCAAGACCTCCGAGTTAAGTGAAGGAAGTTACAGGCATAGCAATACGCTGCGTTCAACTCGTTAGAGTCAAACGTTGCGCTGACTAGCCCTCTTTCAACAGAAAGTTTGACTAGAAAGCACAACTTCTTCTTGGGGGCACACCTCAATTGTTTAAAGGTGTACCACTCAAGAGCCGTCGACTTCTTATTCCACTCCTTACTTTCGTACGGAATGGTATCGAAGACGATGGTCTTCCTCTCTTTCGACGCCTCGCCGTACGAGTGCAAAAAGCACTTGTCTTCGAGCGCCGTGAAGAGGAAATTGGACAGCATATTGCGAGTCATAACGACCTCCACAAGTTTTGGAC